GAGGGTGCTGTCGTTGATGAATTCGCGGATGCCGTCCTGCTCCGCCTGGGAAAGGCGGAAGTAGGCGCGGTCGGTGGTGATCTTGTACCATTTGAGGCGGCGGAAAAGGGTTCGGAAGAAACGGCGGAACATGGTTCAAGCCTCCTTGTTGTTGCGGTAGAATTCCCAGGCGTCGTCGTAGGAATCGAAGACGTCGGTGTAGATGTCGCGGTTCCATGCCTGCACGCATGAGGAAACGGCGTCGTCGTCGCAGGCAATCGGCTTAGAGATTCGGCTGTCTCCGTTGTCGTAGAAACTCATGGTGACGGAGTATTTCATGCGGCAGCCCTCCGGATGTTGGCAAGGAGCAGATTTCGGGCGAGATCGTAGGTCTTTTTCACGCCGTAGGCCAGGTCCTGGATTTCCTCGCGGTTGCGCGGGTGCAGGTCGGCATCGAGCATGAGGCGTTTCTGCGCTTCCTCGACCTTGGTTTTCATGCCGAGCAGCGCGACGGCGGCCTGCCAGTATTCGTAGGGCTTGCGCCCCGTGTAGATGTCGGCGATTTCCTGCTTGGTGCAGTCGAGCATGTAGTAGACGGGCTCGACCTCGCGGACGTAGATGTTGTAGTCGGTCTCGTAACCGGCAAGCCTGCAAAATTCCTGATACAGCATTTCGGTCTCCTTGTGGTGGTGTTTTGTGTGGTGTTTTGTGGTGTTTTTCATCGTTTCCGATGCTATAAATGTAGCATGAAATTTACAAAATGCAAATGCTTTTTCGGTAAATTCGGTAAATTTTCTTGAAAAAAGTTTGATTCAGGCGATAAAACCGCTTCCGCGCTTCGTTGAAAGCTCGGTGAGCGCCCAAACGAGGGCGTCCATGCGGTCGGGCGATTTTTCGGTGTCGCGCCCCTGATACGTCCGCATCTGATCTTCGAGGATTCCGAACTTGCCGACGTGATGCACGAGGCCGCGTTCGTAGAGGGCGGCGACGGGTTCGGCGCGCACGGTCTTTCCGCGCGAGGCGTGAACTTTCTTGTAGGGTATGCGCCCGTCCTGCTGTTTCAAAATGATTTCGACCATGTCCCCGCCATTGTTCGTTTCGGCAATGACGCGGTCGCACTGATACTCGCGGTAGGCGTTGACGACGGCGGCAGCCCAGGCGGACGGGGTAGATCGCATGGAACGGTCGGCGAGGATGTAGTAATGCGGGCGGCCTGCTATGCGCTTGATTCCGGCGACGACGATGCCGGTTTCGTCGCTCTCGTCGGCGGAGGTAACGGCAGGGTCGACGGCGACAACGATGCGGTCGAGGTTCGGCGGCGGCGCGGCCACGCGGAACGGGTCTATCATTTCGGCAGTCCAGAGCGCGCCCTCGACGTCGCCTTTCCAGTAGCCGAGGAAGATGTTGCGGTATTTCTCCGGGTTTGTGCGGCGGCAGTCTTCCGCGAGGCGGAGGAAATCCTCGTCGAGGTTTTCGATGTTGTCCCTGTAGTCGGTGTGGATGTAGCATGTGTCGGCGACAATGCCGTTGAAGTCGTCCGGCACGCCGCGCTCCTGGAAGAAGCGGCGGTAAATCCAATGCTTGTTGTCTGTGGGGTTCAGGGAAAAAAGGACGCGGTTTTTGATGCCTTTGTCGCGGAGGGAGTAGTCGATGCGGTCAAATGCTGCCTCGTCGACGACCTCCTGCGCCTCGTCGATGATCGCGAGGCCGACGCGCTTAATGGATTTGAGTTGCGCCTCGTTGCTGCCCTTTGATGTTTGGATGCCCCGGAAGAAGATTTGCCACGGGGAGAACCGGCAGGAAATCTCGGTCAGCCCCTTGACGTATTTATCGGTGAGGTTGAGAAGTTCGACCTTTTCCCAATACTCCGGGATGATCGAAATACCTGCGGAGACGAGCGTTTGACGGAGGTACAGCGTATTGAAATTCGCCTTGGCCTGCCGGTTGCAGACGGAGCACGAGATCGCGAACGATTTGCCGCTGCCGCGTCCGCCCGTGACCATGTAGTATCGGCACGGGCAGGCGTCGTCGAAAAGCGGCTCGTATTTCTCGTCAAATTCAAGTCGAGGGCGAGGCGGCGTTTGTATCGTCGTTCTCTGCATTGTGGTCGTGCCTCGTGAAGCAGATAATCGGCGGCTCCGGCGGCGCGGTGAGTTCGATTTGCTGCTTGCCGCCCGACCATCCTCTGTCCGCGCCCTTGCGTTCGAGGAAGAACGTGATCGCTTTCAGGTCGCCGCCCTGAATTTTCTGCATGAGCTTACTTTCGGCGAAGTCGAGGCCGTGTTCGAGTTCGTCGTTGATCGCCTGCTGAATCTCCGGCCACTTCTTGCGGTAGTCGTAAAAGGCGCGGCGAGAGATGCCGAGTTGACGGTAGACGTTGGCCTGTATTCCCATGCAGCCTTCGCAGGCTTTGAGGACCTGCTGCTTGGTGTATCTCGGCGGCTTTACGGGCTTGGCCGGAGGCTCCGCCGCCTTTGCCTTTGCCGGTGAGGCTTTCGCCGCCGCTTTCTTTGCGCCGGTGTCACGTTTCATTTTCCACCTCGATTTCCGCGACTTCCGCTTCCGGGAAAGCCGCCTTGATGTTTTTCGGGTCGCCCTTGAAGTAGACGAGGACTTCCTGATGCACGCGGACGACCTTGCGGTACTGCATCATGCGCGCCGCCCGGACGGCGGCAGAGCCTATCGCGTTGATGAGGATGATCTCGTCGTAGAGGATGAGGCCGTTCCGCTGCATGATGCGGGTGATGTCCGAGCAGATGTCATAGTACGCGCCTTTCTTCCCGCCGCGAACGTTCGACATCACGACGACGGCGAAACGGTCGTTTTTGAGGCAGGAAACCGCGCCGGTCAGGCCGTTTTCAAGGATGCGGAGGAAGCCCGCGTAGTCCTTTTGGTTGCTCGCGTCGTTCGGGAGTTCGGAGTAGTGTTCCAGGTCGAAATAGGGAGGGCATGAAAAGACCAAATCCTGCGAATCGGGCGGGAGGTGCGAGGCGATGTTCTGCCCGTCGTCGCAGATGTAGCGGGCGTCGAAACCGGCGACCATTTCGTTATTGAGGGCGGCCTGCTCCGGCCTGATCTCTATGCCTGTGAAACGGTGTCCCAGGTAGCCCGCGACGTAACCGAAGACGCCGCCCGCGAACGGGTCGCAGATCGCGCACTTTCCGCGCGGCAGGAACCATTTCAGGATGATCTCGGCAAGCACGGGGTCGAAGATCGAAACGGTGTTGAGGGAGCCGAGGCCGTCGTATTTGTCGCTGCGGACGATGCTGCCGTAGCCGAGCGTGTCCTCGCGGCTTTCTCCGGTCGTTCCGCTCTGCCCGATGAGGACAGTCCAGGCGCGTTTGCGGTCTACCCATTCGCCACGCCGGGTATCGAGGACGGAGAACGGCGGGACGAGGAAGCGGTCGGCAAGGCGCGTTTTGGCCTCTTCTTTCGCCTGCGCGTCGAGGGCGGTTTCGACGACCGGCAATTCGATGTCCCAGTCCTGCAACTGCATTTCGTCCCAGTCTTCGCGGAGCATTTCCATGTCCCATTGTGACTGGTCGGACGTGGCGTTGTCGGCCAATGCAAGGAGTTTGCGGCGCGGGTCGTCGGGCGAGATGTCCTTTCGGACGACTACGACAAGTTCTTCGCCGTCGGTCTCGACGATGCGCTTCCGGATGCCGAGTTTGTCGGCCTGTTCCAGGACGCCGGACCCGGCAATGCTCGCGCCGGTGTTGTCGACGACGATTGACCGACCGGCTCCGCATTCCTCAAGGCTCTTTGCGATGAGCGCCTTGTTTCGGTCTGGGTGCAGGCGGTAGTTTCGCGGGTCGACGCGGATTTTCAGGGCGGCATCTTCGGCGGGCGCGGGCGCATGGGCGGACGCGTGAGGGGCACGTTGGGCGGTTCGAGCGTCGTCCTGCGCGCCCCCGATTGCATCTTGTTTTACCTTGTTTTCGGCTTTTTTTGGCATTTTTCAGGCTCAAAACGGGATGTCGTCGACGTTCACGTTTTCGACGTTCTCAACGTGCGGGTCCTGCTGTGCGGGTTGCGGGTGCATCTCCGGAGGAATGTCTGCGCGGGAGTATCTGTGGCCGATTTGCGGTGTCTGCTGCGGCAAATCGGGCTGTGTCGGCGGGGGTGGCGTGTATGCGCCTTGCGACGGGTTGTCCGGGCGGCGGTCGAGGAACTGCACGGTATCGCAGATGACTTTGATCGTCGAGCGTTTCGCGCCGTCGCGGGTCGTCCACGATTCCTGCCGGAGGAAGCCGGAGATCAGAATTGACGAGCCTTTCTGCATGTAGCGGGCGACGTT